CAACCAATGATGAATTCGTGGATTCCTTGGAGGAAAGCTCTCTTAGACATGACTCGTCCAGTCACAGATATCCGTTTGGATGTTTTGGAGATAGTTAAACAGAGCTTCATTGTAGATATCATTACGGATTTACCCGAGGAGTCTTTTCAGGAACTAATTGTTTATGACGATGTCACAGCAATTAATGGAAAGCCTGGTCTTGCATATGTTGACAAGCTCAACCGTAATACCAGTGCCGGATTTCCTTTTAGAAAGAGCAAGAAGTTCTTTCTTAATGCTGTTGATCCAATTGGAGAACTTTTGAATCCTGTTGAAGTCACACCCGAGATTAAAGAAGAGATGGATCGTATTATTACGTCGTATGAAAGTATGACTTGCGTCCAGCCAGTGTTCACGGCTTCACTTAAAGACGAACCAACTTCCCTTAAAAAGTGTGTTGAAGGAAAAACTCGCGTATTTTGTGGTGCTCCTATGCCATGGAGCATTGTTGTGCGCAAGTATCTTTTGAGTACAATTCGTGTGATCCAGAAAAACCGGTTTCTCTTTGAAGCTGGTCCTGGTACGATTGCTCAGTCTAAAGAGTGGGATGATATCTACCAATATGTGACTCACTTTGGTGAAGATAGAATCGTCGCAGGAGATTATGGGAAGTTTGATAAACGCATGCCTTCGAGTGTGATTAAGGCAGCGTTTGATGTTATCATTGCTATGCTAGAGAGAGCCGGATGGTCAGAACGTGATCTACGTGTCATCTATGGTATAGCTACTGACACGGCTTTTCCCACAATTGATTTCAATGGCGATCTGATTAGATGCTATGGAACAAACCCATCGGGCCACCCACTCACTGTTATCATTAATGGATTAGCAAATAGTTTGTATGTGCGATATTGTTATTTTATGGCAAATCCTGACAACGAGTGCCGATCATTTACCAAAAATGTTCATTTAATGACTTATGGAGATGATATGATTATGGGTGTAACCAGAGACATTTCTTGGTTCCATCATACTGTTGTGCGAGATCAACTTGCCAACATAGACATTGAGTTTACTATGGCCGATAAGGAAGCTCCCAGTGTACCCTTCATTCACATTAATGACGC